CATTTCCTGGTGTAATTACTGTAGCACTACTAATTCCACCTGATGCGTTTACTGTGCCTCTAATCATTGGTTTATACCATATATCATATATTGCTATGTTTCCACTATATGAGTTGTTTTTTAGATAGTATTTGAATCTACTACAATTTTCCATTATAGTGTTTTCACTGCTTGAAAATGTGTTGGCTAATGCTTTGTAGTTTCCGCTTTTTAAACTTGTAATTCTTCCTTTAAATCCAGTTGATGATGTGCCTAAGTAATTAGGATCAATAAACTGTGGATTACTTGTATCTGGATATTGTAATATATTAATCATTTTATATGCCCGCCCTACCGCGTTTTCTATACGCTTGGTTAATCATTCCTACGATTTGTTGTTTCTGTCCTAATATGAAATCAGTGCCTGTAGCTGGGTCTATGGCATTAATATTAAAGTTAACTGTTAATCCACCACCACCACTATCACCGTTGTTTCTACCTATGCTTCCATTACCACCTGGCGTAAACATCTCAGGGCCATTTTCTCCGACCATGTATGACTTGCCACCAGTAACTGGTCCACCAGCTGCTCTAAATAGTCCACCCAAGAATCCACCTACGCCTGGGATGAAACTTAGTAGTCCACCTATTATGCTACTGCCGCCTCCACCGCTGCTGCCCATAAGTTTGCCAAGTATGCCACCAATTCTGCCTGATCCACTTAGTGCGTCTTGAACCATAGTCAACATAGTTGACTTAAAGAAGCCACCAAATGATCGCATATCAGTTTTACCACCGTGTAATGATTTTCCAATAGAGGTTTGAAATTTATTCATTGCTGGAACCATTGTGCCAGTAACTCCATTGCCCATCTTTTCTGTTTCATTAACAGTAACATCTTTCATTCTAACAAACTCATCAATGATTGCGTCAACCATATCTGGGATAATTGAATTATGAACTGCTTCGTCACCTGTTTTCTTAAAGATACCTAATACACTATCTTTCCAACCGTTTAGTTTTTTCTTTGTTCCTTCTACCATGTCGCCCATTTTACCAACAATAGCATCTTTCATTTTCTTAACTTCTTCTGGAATTGCTTTAATCTTTGCAATTAGTTTAACAAAGAAGTCAACAAGTCCTTGTATAGCATCTCCTGCTATTTTAAATCCGTCTTTTAATAATGGAATTGATTTTTCTACTAGAGGTGTAATTGCTTCAGCAACGAATCCAATTACTTCAAATAACTTACTCATTATTGGCCAAATAACATCTGTTATTAGTGTTCCCACTAAAGATAGTGCTGGTTTAAGTTTATCAAACGCACCAGTAACACCCTTAATAATGTCTGGCATTTTAGCCATTACCTTCTCTGCTAGTTCTACTAATACTGGTAGCATAGGCGTAATAGCATCAGTCATTAACTGACCCATGCCTTCTTTTAATCTTCCTACTGTGTCATTAAACTTTTCTGCGTTAGCGGCTGCATCAACATTTACAATATTTGTATTTGCTGCAACATCGTCTAGTGTTGCTTGTAAACCTTCTGCACCGTCTTGCATTTTTGCAAACTGTTCTTGTATCAATGGACCTGCACGTCCACCAACAACCTTTGCAAATTCTTCTGTAGTAATAGTGCCTTCGTTAAGTGCATTCATCATTGCCTGTAGTAGCTCTGGCCCTGATTTCAATTCACCATTTGAATTCTTAATACTATCACCTAACTTATCAGTAACTGCGGCAAATGATTTCTGCCCTTCTGTTCCTGCTTTAAGTCTTGAATTCGTTTGAAGCATAGCTCTATCAAATGTAGCGGCGTCAATACCCGCTTCATTCATTGCTTGCTTCATTACTTGGAAGCCTTGGAACGCTTCGTTGCTACCTGCTGAGCCTGCTGCTCTAGCACTTTTTGCTAGTGCATCCATGTTGTCAATTGCACCTAGTATAGCTTTACCAGCCATAATAGCTGCACCCGCAACAGCTGCTGCGCCTAGTGCTACTTTAAGTTTGCCTGCTTTGTTGGAAAGAGTTGTTAAGCCTCCGCCAATACCACCAATAGCACCTTTAGTGTTATCCTTGGCATTAATATCAATGTTATAATTGCTACTCATTGTTTTAATTCCTTATCAATTACTTTTCATTCTTTATAGTGTAATAATGTGTCCAACCCTTCAGTTCAATTACTGATACGTTTTGCATAATCCACTCAACACTGCGGCCTAGTTGCTCAGCTAAGAAAAAGATAAAATACAGATCTTTTTCTCTTAGTGCTTTCCCAAGTCTTCATCTTTGATCTCTTGATTCATCTCAGTTACAACACGTATAATGATATTAGGATCTACCTCATTCATTAAGCGTGGCTTTGACGCATGTGTAAATAATCTTTTACCTTCCTTATCTAGTGATCTTACAATAAGAGTTTCCACTAGTGCTTCTACCATCTTACCTTCATTGCTTAAATGAATAATCTTTTCTTGTTGTGCAAATGTAAATGCTGGTTTAAACCAAATAGTTGCATCCCATTCTGGAACTTCAATTTGTAGTAAATCACCTGATAGTTGTTCTTTGAAATGCCTTGTAGCATTTTCCATTATATTAATCTTGTCGCTCATAACTATTCTCCTTGTTGTTTGTTATTTCTTTGTTTGCTTAAATGCATTGTCAACAATACCTTTAGGCTCTTGTCTTGACCAGCCACCATCTAATATGCTTGCATAGCCAACAGCGTTAGTAAGTATTTTCTTAGTTAACCCTGATCCAATCTTTAAGTTACCTACTTTAGTCCAAGCACGTCTCGCCGCACCTGTTCTTATTGGGGTTCTAGCTCTTAGATTGCTTGTAAACTCAGTAACAAACTTGTCATAGTCCTTTTGCATTTCTGTTTTTAGACTGTTAATTGTATTATCTTTTTTTGACATAAGTTTATTCCTAATTTTAAGTAGTTTGGTTAGGCAGACTTGCACCTGCCTAATCATTAGGTTCTAGCTAAATCGCCAGTGCCTGTGAAGTTAATTGTTGCACTAACAACATCTGCTGTTTCACCTGTAACTTCCATACTAGTAATTAAAATTTTACCGTTATAGTTATTACCTGTGCCTGCTGGATACAGAATTAAATCTACTTCTGCTCCACCTGGTAGTAAGTCTGTGTCTGTAAATTCTTGCGAATTATAAACAACATCTACACTACCTTCCCAACTTTTAATTGTAGGGACGTGTGTTTTGCTGTTGTTACCCATTACTGTTGTCTCTGCTGTTTCAGTTGACTCAGTAATTGAGTATGACTTAACTTGTGCTACGGGCTGTGCTGCAATACTAACTACGCCGTCTTTACCTTTTATAGCTGCCATTATATAATCTCCTTAATAATGATTATGTTGATATAGTATATACATATGAAACTGTAAACACTACTTTACTTGAGCTATAGGGACTCATGTCGCCTGCCTCAAGTTGTTCTATTCTCGTTAGAGAACAATCTTTTGCCTTACTATCCAACGTTCTATCTGCGTTGATTGAATCTTCCATAGCCTTTATAGCTACGTTAAGTTGTGTATTTCTGTCCTTGCCTGATATTACTACCACACAAGCAACTTCCATAACACCTTCTCTTAATCCACCAAATGCAATATCTTCTATGTCTTCATCACTTGATTCAACATATACTGCTGGAAATGCAGTGCGTGGTAGTTCAGTAGGAACTATAGGGTCCCTAACTACTCTGCCAAACTTTACTGTGCGTTGCCTTTTAAACAAACGAACAATTTCTGCACAGATACTTTCTCTGTTACTTATAGTAGCCATTATCTGTATAACCTGTCTTGTGCGTATTTGTATGTTTCAGCTTCGGTTGTTGTTCCGTCACCATCACTATCATACTTTATACCCAATGCAAATTGTAGATCCATTTCTTCTTTAAGTCTGTCCTGATAGAACTTCATTTGTTCAAGGAATGTATCTTCAACTCTAAACGTTGACATCTTTGGAAGCACGTATGCAACCAATGTCTGATATACAGTAGATTTTAACCATTGCACCTCTGTTAATTTAGATGCATCGAATGTTCCACCTCTAACTTGGTCATACCACTGAACTTCAATCATATTCTTGATATCAGTTTCAGCTAAACTAAGTTCAGTGTCCCAATCTTCTGTATCACCCTCATATACTTCTGGTGCGTAAAAGTTTAAGTTCTCTGCTGTTGCGTAAGCCAATTCAATTTCTCCTAGTTAAGAATACTAGGGGATTAGCTCCCCTAGTAAGTGTTTACTTATTATACTGCGTCTCTAACCATAACACCACGTGTTGCGTCAATAACGCCCACTTGAAATGCGATTGAAGAAACTATATCTTGCCCAACAGCTGCGGCACGTCTTTCTGCTTCTAGTTTAACACCACCTTGCACTGCAAGTCTCATAGCATCTTGTGAAAATACTGCAAACTTAGGGTTTACAAGTGAAGTGTTAGCTGCGTTCAAGTGACTTGAAACGTAACATGGAACGCCTGCTAATGTTCCAATGAATCCAGAGCGCATTGCTGCGTTTTGGAATTCACCGCCTGCAAATGCAGATGATCCAATTTGTTTCATAAAGTCTTGGTAAGCTGCTGCTGAAACTACACAGTTAAGTGGTCCTGTTTCACCTGCGGTGCGGATTGTTCCAATTGCTTTATACAATTCATCTAGAATAGTATGAGTTGCTGTTTCAACCCATTCAGCTGCTGTTAAGCTAGCCATTGCTGTTGATACCATAGTATCTACTTTTGATGCAATTGCGTTACCCATAACTCTACCCATATCAGATGCACTAACGCCACCGATGTCGCGTAAAACTGTTCTCGCGGCTAGTAGTGCTAAGTCCATAGTTACTGGAGATGAACCAGGCTTAAGTGGAGTTAAGTCCACACCAGGATCTGCTTCAGCTGATACTGACAATGCTTCTACTGCATCTAGTTTTGCTATTTTAACAGAATCTGAACCTGCTGGAACGTTTACTGTTGGAATCAAAATACCTGGAAGGTATAGTGAGTTTTCTTGTGCAGCAAAGATTGTTGCTGCTTGTGTCGGAACCATTAAATCTGGTAATGAAAATCCCGAAGTGTATTGGTCTGTTGTTGCCATTATATTTTCTCCTAATAATGTTTATTAATTAAACTTTGCCCTGAGCTTTCATCTTTGCGTAGATTTGTCTATGCTCTGGCTTGTTTAAGTCAAGTTGTGCAAGGTCCAAGCTCTGTTGGTTTGCGTTATTTGTATTACCCGAACTGCCTGCACCACTTGGGCCGGCTGATTTGAAATACGTGTTACCTGATAGGAACTCTTCAACTAAATTGGAAACTGTCATAGGATCTGCATTATCCGTATAACGTTGTTTACCTTCTGTGTCAGTTACAATAACGTGACCTTCTGCATCTAGCTTAATGTTCTTTCTCAGTAATTGAGCTACGTGGTCAGGAGCTACAGACTTCGCTTTAGATGCCGCATCAATTAATGCTCCATCAATTTTAATACTCTCAAGTTCAGTTCGTAGTTTAGATAGTTCCCCATCTGACTTCTCTTTCTGCTTCTTAAGAACACCATTAAAGTCTTCCTTCTTGATTAGTGTCTCTTCCTCAACCTGCTCTCTCAAGCTCTTGAGTGCGTTGTATTCATTCAAGT